GGCTCTAAATTTTAACGTTGATCCTTACTATGATGATTTCGATGATACAAAAAACTTTCATCGAATCTTATTCAAACCAGGTAAGGCAGTACAGGCCAGAGAATTAACACAGGCGCAAGCGATTCTACAAGATCAGATTACAAAGTTTGCCAATAACATATTTAAAGAGAATTCTCCCGTAACTGGTGGGCAGATTACAACCAATTTCAGTTGTTTTTATATTAAGTTACAAAGCACATACAATGGTGCAACAATTGATGTTTCCGAATTTAATGGATTGCTTATAACAAATTCAACAGGCACAATTAAAGCAAAAGTTGTTGCTGTTGCACAAGCAACAGGTACCGCAGGTGAAGGTGATCCACCAACATTGATTGTTGTATATAAATCAGGCACACAATTTACCAATAATGATATCATATATGATGTAAATTCAAATAAAGCATGTCAAGCAATCACAAACAATTCAACCGGCCAATCTTCTGTAGTCTCTATTGCCAAAGGTGTTTTCTATGTACTTGGCAATTTTGTACAGATTGAACCAACAACAATCGTTTTAAGTAAGTATGACAGCACACCATCAAGAAGGGTTGGTCTGGAAATTACCGAAACAATTTATGACTTTGCAAATGATGCATCGTTGTTAGATCCTGCGGTTGGCGCATCAAACTACCAAGCGCCAGGTGCAGACAGATACGTGATTAGTCTGGAACTTACAACAAAACCATTATATTTTGGTGATGACCAATTCTTCATAGAATTACTTCGTATTGAAGAAGGTAATGTTTTCAAAATGGTTAATGGATCAGTCTATGCAGCAATTGATGATTATTTTGCAAAACGTGATTATGAAACAAATGGTGATTACATTGTAAATGATTTTGGTTTGACGCCAAAAATTGACCCCGATGATGAAGACAAGTATATAATGGGTGTTGGTAAAGGCCTTGCATATGTACACGGTTATCGTGTGGAGAATCCTTCACCTGTTAACATATCATCCAATCGTGCGAGATCAAATTCTTCCATAAACAACGACAACACTGTTATAAATTACGGTAGTTATTTTACGGTTGCAAATGTTGTTGGTGCAAATGCAAGAGTATTTGAGGTAACCACAGCAAATACAGTAGATTTTCATTGTGTTTCATCAAGTGATGTTTTTACAGCAAACGCAACGACATATAATTCCACACTTGTGGCCAGAGGTTATATTCGTGGATTGGATTTCCAAAGCAGCCCAGACAATTCTGATGCAAACACATATATTTACAAAGCTTTTGTAAATGATCTTCAAAACCAATCTTTGACGGGAACGGTTGTAAGTGCAGGTGCAACTACAGTAGTGTTACCCGCAACTAATGGTAAAACATCTACAGTTAATGATGCATATATTGGTGTTGACATTTCAATTACTTCTGGAACAAATGCTGGTGAAACAAGAACTATTATAGGGTATGTTGGTTCAACAAGAACTGCAACCGTAAATAGATCATGGAGTGTGACACCAGATAACACATCAACTTTTGCACTAAATTTTAATACAGCTGATATTGAATCCATGTTACAAGTTAGTAGCAATTACACAATATACGGTAAAGCTAAGATTGATAATACAGGAAAACAAGGCAATTTGGCCAGCGGAGATACAGTTTTTGAAAATCCAAACAAACCCGAATTAATTTTTACATTAGGTTTACCATATGTTGAAACAATTACTGATGCATCATATACAACATTCATAGAATCTCGTAGTGTTTCTTTTGGTGTTTCTGGTAGTGATTTGACTGCAACAATACCATTGACTGGAAGTTATTTGGGTGTAATTAAACACATAGGCACAGAAAGTTCCACACTTAGTTCCGATTTGGTTGAAGAAAATTTCACAATTATTGTGACAAATAAAGGTTCAAATACAAAATTTGATAATGGTGATATTGTTCCGTGGACAATATCTGGTAGAACCATTGATATGAATAGTAATTTATCTGTTGCAACATTAAAAACATTAACATCTGATTTGACAGCATTTACAGCAACCATTATTTTCAAAGTTTCTGTACCAACTGCAACAAATTCCAGTTTGATTTTGAAAATTAAAAATTTGGTTACAGCAAATGCTAATACAATTGTAACTAATGGAACACAAATTAATACCTACACATTTGTTGATGATGGTGGAACTTCTAGTGGACAAATTTATATACAAGCTGCAGGTGTTGCTGCTCCCGGAACAAAACAATCATTGTATCTATCTGATGTGAAACGAGTTGTAAAAATTATTGATACAAAAGCTTCAGGCACAGTACCATTAACAACAATGTATAACGATTCAACATACAATGTTACAAGTAATTATGTGTTTGATAATGGCCAAAGAGATGGTTATTATGACCATGCTTCAATTACATTGAAACCTGGTGCACCTAAACCAGTAGGTAATTTGTTAGTGTACGTTGATTATTACAAACACTCGGGTGGTGATGGTTATTTTAATAAAATGTCATATGTGGATATTTCAAATGCGCCAGAAAATTACAGAGAAATTCCAAATTACACAAGTAAAAATGGAACAACATATTCATTAAGAGATTGTTTAGACTTTAGACCATCTAGACAAAATGCACAAACAGATTTTGTTTTCCGTTATTCTAATCCATCAGATACAAGATTTGGTTCACTGTTACCTGTAGATTCTTCAAATTTCATTTGTGACTATGAACATTATCTTGGTCGTAAAGATAAATTAATTTTAACCAAAGATAGAAGTCTACAAATAATTGAGGGAGCTCCTTCAATTAATCCAATTTTACCTAATGAACCAGATTCTTCATTGACGATAGCAAATATCACACATAATCCATATACTGGTTATATAACCACAGAAGTTCCACCAGGTAAACTACCAGATTTGTCTATTGATAAGGTACAACACCGCCGTTACACAATGGCTGATATTGCAGGGCTTGACACAAGAATCAACCGTGTCGAATACTACACATCCTTAAATTCACTTGAACAAAATGCAAATTCATTGCAAATTTCAGATGCATATGGATTAAACAGATTCAAAAATGGTATTATGGTGGACGATTTCTCTGGTTTTTCAGCATCGGATGCCGGTGTTACAGACTTTAATGCAAACATTAACAGAAGAACCAGACAAATGACTGCTGGCCAAATTGTTAAGAATTTCCCATTGAAGAATTTGGCAATGGTCTATAACATGAATTCACCAACAACAGCATCTATTGCTGCGTTGAATTACAATGTTACTAGAGATGGTTCAGTGAATTATTTCACACTACCATATACTACAACCAATCTTGTTTCACAAAAATTGGCAAGTAGAACGACCAATGTAAACCCATTCAATACTCCTTTTGCAAAGGGCAATTTAGCATTGTCTCCAAACATGGACACTTGGGTAGACACAACATATTCACCAGCCCTATTGGTTGTTGATCCTAATTTACAAGTGTATCAAAGAGGTGATGTAGTAAACACATTGGCTTTTGGTGATTGGCAAACAGTTCCTGGAACATCAGCAACAAGCCTACAATCGCAAACATCTAGTCCTTGGGCAACCATTTCAAATTCTGTTGGGTGGACTGGCGGAACAACTGGATTGCAACAAACAACAATACAAAATTCCACGTTATCTTCAACTTACATTACAAAGTTTAAAGAACAACAAACCAATTTAATTGGACCATACAATAAAATAGATAACACCTATGCATTGAACAATGGTTACATAAATGACATTAGTATTCTTCCATGGATCAAACCACAACAAATTACAATTATAGCTTCTGGTTTGTTGATTAAAACAAAACTAAATGCATTCTTTGACAATATAAATGTTAATGCTTATGTTCGCAAATTAAACACAATTGAAGTGGAATCAGTGACTGGCACCTTTAAAGCAGGTGAAATTATTGGATATTTTTCATCTGGAACATTTACACCTACAGCTAAAATTGTTGGTGTATATAATTATACTGACACAACAAAGATGCGTTTGTATGTTTCAAACGATTTTAAGACAACAACATACAATAACAGTTTAACGTTACAAAACGGTTTCTTTAATGCATCAGGTGTTTACCAATCATCTACTGCTTCTGGCAGTGTTGTTGCAACACAATTTGGTAACTCCAGTGAACACTATAGTGGTACATTGAAAGATTCAACATCTACTACATCAATAACACTATCACCATTAGCATCAAGTGTAAATGATTTTTATAATGGTTTAACACTTTACATAACTTCTGGTACAGGTGCTGGTCAGTCAGCTGTGATTTCAGATTATGTTGGATCAACAAAAGTAGCAACACTTGCAACACCTATAACAGTGGCTTCAGTTGTTGGTTTACCAGATAAAGAAACATATTCCATTGGTTCAAACACAGGTTCAATTGAAACTAATGAACGTGGTGATTTTTTTGGTGTGTTTACGGTACCAGCAAACAGTTTCCATACTGGCCAAAAAGTCTTCCGTTTAGACAATCGCATTAACAATAATGCTGCTACAGTATCAACATATGCAGAAGGTACCTTCTATGCAGAAGGACTACAAGTCAATAAACAAAATATTGATTTTGGTGCATCACCATCTGGAGCAAAAGATACTTTCAGACAAACATTGTATAAAGATTCTTCTTATACAACCAATACATCAGAAGTACAATCAAGAAGAATTGTTACAGATTTGGAACCGCCGCCGCCTTGGACAGGTGATCCTGTTGCTCAAACTTTCCAGATTGACCCAACAAACTTTCCAAATGGTGCTTTTATATCAACAATCAGAGTGTTCTTTGCATCAAAACCAACATCAACAAATGATGGTTCACCAATAACACTTTCAATTGTTGGTACACTGAATGGTTATCCAAACGGAGTAACATTGGATCATGCGGTGGCCACTTTGGATCCAACTAAAGTTAGAGTTTCTTCTACACCACAATACTTGGATACAAACGCATACACAGAATTCACATTTAGTTCACCAGTTTATGTTCAATCTGGTGTGTTGTATGCGTTTATGGTAAAATCTTCGTCAAATGAATATACATTGTGGACCGCATCAAACAATGAGGAAGCATTGCCATCAACGGTAAAAAATCTTCCAACCGATCCATATCCAAGTTCAATTACAAAAATATCTGCTGCACATTATGTTGGTGGTTTATTCCTTTCTCAGAATTCACAAACATGGGAAGCAGATCAAAACCAAAATCTAATGTTTACAATTGAACGTTGTGTGTTTAACACTGCTGTTACACCATCAATCAGAATGGTTATACCTAAAAAGTTGCCACAAAGAACTTTGGTTGATTCTGAAATAGATTATTATAAAAATGCAAATACAATGACAGATTTGATTTTAACAACATCAAATTCTGATATGTTGGTAGATGCATTTAACATATCAACAACTGATTTTGTTCCATCATCAACCTCTATTAATTATAATTATGATGCAACATTGCAAAACGGAACTTCTGCTGGCCAAGTTGCTATAAATCCAGGTAAATATGGTACAACAATGTATGACCATATACATTTGGATGATAATCAAGGCGAAAGGGTGTTATTCGCAAATTCGGAAACATCTTTCTCATTGTATGGTCAACTATCTTCACAAGACAATGCTGTTTCTCCAGTTATTTCTGATGCTGGAACAACTGTATTTACGGTGCAATATGATATCAACAATTGCCCTCTGTCAAACAGTTTAATATCCCTTGTTTCTGGTGGAACCAGTTACGCTACAGGCAACACAACAGTTACCATTTCTCCACCAACAGGTAAAAATGGTACACAAGCTTACGCATCACGAACTATTGTGAATGGTGTCATAACTTCCATTTATCTAACTGATGTTGGTTCTGGTTATATTGAGACACCAACAGTTTCAATTAATGTATCTGGTGGTTCTGCTGCTGGTGCATCTGCAATCATAACAGGTGAAACTTCCAAGAATGGTGGTCCTGCTGCAACAAGATATATAACCAAGAAGGTTGTATTGGATGCAGGATTCGATTCTGGTGATTTGAATGTTTATTTGACTGCTTATCGTCCAAACGGAACAGATATACTGGTATACTACAAAATTTTGAATAGAAATGACACTCAAGGTTTTGCTGACGGTTCTTGGACTCTGATGACAAAAACTAGAAATTCAGATACATTGAATTCTAAATTTAGAAATGATTTACACGAATATACTTTTGCACCAGGAAGTTTGGGTCTGGAACAAGGTTATGTTTCTTATACCTCAACTAATGGCCAAACATACAATTCGTTCAATCAATTTGCAATCAAGATTGTTTTGGTAACTACAGATAAAACTGTGGTACCTTATTTGACAGACATGAGATGTATTGCATTGCCTTCAAACATCAATAGTTCAATTGGTTAATTATGTCATACTTGAGAGTTGAAGGAACAAAATTGGTTAGAGACACCAGAAGTGGTGCAATTATAAACCAAGATAAAAATGGTTTGGATGAGTATTTGAATAAACGCCGGGCGTTAGAGTCTCAAAAAAATGAAATAAATAATGTTAAGTCTGAGGTTAAAGAACTCAGAGAAGATATAACGGAAATAAAAAGTTTGTTATTAAAACTATTAGAAAAAGGTTAAAATGGCTAATACAGTATCCTCATTAAGTTATGCCAATACATTTGGTGATTGGATGGTTGCGACCAACAATTTAGTTATAGAAAATAACATTCTTGCTAAAGAAAATTATATCAAAGATTCTGGAACTTTATATCTTTCAGAAAGTTCACAAACAGCCCTACAATCAAACGGCAATGTTATTATACAAAAAGTATTTTCTGTTCAAGGCATAGGTTCTTCTGCATCAATTCAAAACAATTTAGATGTTCAGGGTCAAGGTTATTTTACAAACGTAAATTTAAGTCTTGCAACAACAGGTAGTGCAAATGTAGGAAAAACTTTAACAGTTTTAGGAACAGGTAATGCATTAGTAGTTTCAAACAATGCTATAATTAGTGGTAATGTTGCAATATCATATGCAACCATCACAAGAACACTACAGGCAAATAATACTGTTAATACATCATACGCTTCAATATATAACACTACATTTACGGATAAATTACAAGCAAATACTAGCACATTAACAGATGTTTCGGTTGCAAATAGTTCCAGTTACACAACTTATTTACAAGCAAATACGAAAGTATTAACAGGATCATTACAGGCTAATGACTTTGTTAATACCAGAACAATGTCTGTTACTGGTATTACACATACTAATGTGTTACAGGCTAATACTTCAACAAACACATCAAATGCAAGTATCGTTTGGACTTTGTATGCAAATAATGTGCAGGCTAATGCTACAGTTAATACAACAACTGCTTCAATTACTGACACAACATTTACCAAGAATTTGCAGGCCAACACACAGGCCAATACACAAACACTTTCTGTAACTCAAACTGCATTTGTTAATATATTGCAAGCTAATAGTGCGGTCAATACAACCACATTATCGGTAACCAATACTTCACACACTAATGTGTTACAGGCTAATACATTAGCCAACACCGAAACAATGACAGTTACTGGTGTAACTCATACAGATGTTCTGCAAGCCAACTCAGCTGCTAATACTAGAACCATGTCTGTTACTGGTACCACACACACTAATGTGATGCAGGCAAATTCTGCCGCCAATACTACAACCATGTCTGTTACTGGTGTAACTCATACGGATGTTCTGCAAGCCAATTCAGCTGCTAACACTAGAACAATGTCCGTTACTGGTGTAACTCATACGGATGTTCTGCAAGCCAATTCAGCTGCTAACACTAGAACAATGTCCGTTACTGGTGTAACTCATACAGATGTATTACAAGCTAATAGTGCAGCCAATACTACAACCATGTCTGTTACTGGTGTAACTCATACGGATGTTCTGCAAGCCAATTCTGCGGCTAACACTAGAACCATGTCGGTTACTGGTACGACACATACAGATTTGTTAGTAGCAAATACTAGAATTAATACAGTAAATGTTTGGTCGACCCACACAGTAACGGCAAATACAATAAGAGCAAATTCTGATGTTTTCACACCAAATGTCAGAGTTTCAGAATTAATTGATGCTGAAGATGCTGAAGCAAGAGTTTTCAACCTACAGGTTGGTGAAGGTGGTTTAAGTATTGCTGGTAACTTCACACTTAATGGAAGAACAGTATTTAATTCAAATGAATTTATTATAAGTCAAGGAACACCAAATCAAACATCAAAATTCAGTGTTTTCAGAACAGCTAATGGTGCGGCAAATGGTGTTGCATCGAATGCATCTATTCGTTGGAATGAAACAGATAATTATTTTGATCTAAATGACGTTAGTGATGGAACATATTACAGAATTATTACCGAACAACAAGTCAGTGATTCAACAACAACAGTAAGTTCAATATTGGCCGCATCAGCCACAGCGGCAAACACATTAAACAATGCAATACAAACAGCGAATACTTTCTTAAAAGCAAGAGTAGATTCTTCTGATTCATTTGCTAATGGTGTATTTGTTAGAGCCAATTCAGCTTATTTGGCACAAAACATTACAGCAATATTTGCAAATGCTGGTTTTGCACATGCAAATGCTTCTTTCGCTGCAGCAAACAATGTTGGACCACAAATTGAACCAGCACACGCAAAAGCTAATGCGGCTTTTTCAAAGGCCAATGCTGCAACATCTGAGATTAAAGGAACAACAGGTTCAATATCACCAACCAATGCATCATTGACATTTACATCAAATAATGGTGTACAAATTTATGCAACTACTGCAAACACCTTAGCAATCAGCACATCACAAGATTTGCGGACTACTGCAACTCCGTCATTTTCTTCATTGACATTACCTGGAACTCCATTGCCAACATCATCTGGTGGTACTGGTTCAACATCAGCTGCATCAGCCTTCAATACACTGGTTGCGGCCGCAACTGCCACACCAAACCCAACTTCAGGTTATGTTCTTGCAACTACTGGTACAGGTTTTTATTGGACTGCTGCTGGTGCAGGTGGTGCAGGTACACAACCAGGTACTAGAATTACATCTAATAGATTATCTTATACTGGTGATGGTACAACAACAATATATGCAACACCAACATTCAGTCAGGCCAACCAAGTTAGAGTGTATATTAATGGTGTTCGTCAATTAGAATCTGAATATAGTTTAAATTCTGGTACATCTAGAGTGACAATGACTGTTGCACCAGTTGTTAATGATAAAATATTGGTCGAAGTAGATGGTTATGCAGTATATGAATATTTTGCAAACAATATTGTATACGGACCAGCAACAGGTGCTCTGACAACAGGCACAATTCAAAGTGCAATTGATGCATTAGAATCTGGTAAGATGCCAAAAAGTGGCGGTATATTTACTGGCCAAGTTATTGGCCAAACAATTGACAAAGCAACCGCAAATACTTCATTCGCAACTGGACAATATGTACACGATTTAGCAAATTCTTCTTATACATTTACACACAGTATAACAGGTAATGCTGGTACAGTAACAAATGGTGTCTATACAACATCAAGTCTTGCAGATCCAGCATTTATAACATCATTAAGTGCAGGTAAGTTATCCGGTGGTACAATTAGTAGTGCAATTTTAGGCAACTCATCACTTTTTGTTGGCACAACATCAATTGCATTGAATCGTGCGAGTGCAGCACAAACATTAAGTGGTGTAAGTATTTCTGGTGATGCGGGAACAGTTGGTAGTTTGTCAGTTAATTCTACTACTAGAAACAATGAAGCAAATAAGATTGTAAGAACCAATGGTGATGGTCATATTCTAGCAACTTATTTCAACTCAAGTACTGGTAACGAAGGAAATTCTAGCAACCCACCAAGAGTTTGGGGTACAAACGGCACTGACGATTATATGCGTAGTTACTTAGTTGGATCATTGAGTGTTGGTTCTGCTACAAATGCTGGTTCTGCTACAAATGCTGGTTACGCTAGTAATGCTGGTAATGTCAACTCTACTAAAGGTCTTTTAGGTTATTCTGTATCTGGCCAAGATGTTGGTTTTGCCGATCATCTAGGACCGCAAATTATGTCACAAGGCAATAGTACTGCTGCACAGGGTGCTGCGGCCATTTCTTTTCACAGAACTGGTCTATATGCAATTAATCTTGGACTAGGCACAGATAACCAATTAAGAACTGGTGGATGGAGCCGTCCAGGTGGTTCTTATGTTATACTAGATTCTGGTAACTATACTTCTTATGCACCAACCAAAACGGGTACTGGTGCTTCTGGCACTTGGAGTATTAATGTCACTGGCAGTGCTGGATCTGCTACAAATGCTGGATATGCTTCAAGTGCTGGTTCTGCTACAAATGCTGGATATGCTACAAGTGCTGGAAATGCAACGTATGCTACAAATGCTGGATATGCTACAAGTGCTGGTTCTGCAACAAATGCTGGTTCTGCTACAAATGCTGGATATGCTGCAAATGCTGGTTCTGTTGCATGGACCAGTGTTAGCGGTAGACCAACAACCGTTAGTTCATTCAGTAACGACTCAGGTTACTTAACCTCAAGTGGTGCAACATCATTGGGTTTAGGTACATCAGTATCAAATATGACGGTTATAACATCATCACAAAATTTTACAGTACCTTCTGGAGTCACTAGATTGCGTGTTGTTTGTATTGGTGGTGGCGGTGGTGGTGCTTATCTAGAGGCCACACCAAACATACCTACTATGGGTGGTGCTGGTGGTGCAGGAGAAGCCCTAATTACTGTTACACCAGGTCAAAGTATATATTGCACTATTGGTACCGGTGGTGCTCAAAGTGCTCAAGTGTTTCCATATGCTGGTGGTTCTGCTGGAGGATCAACATCTTTTGGCAGTTATGTAACTGCCACAGGTGGAGCGGGAGGATATATTACTTATGGTCCACTATACCCAATTTATATAGGTCCAGGTAGCGCTTCTTTCGGAAACGGTGCTCAAAAACTTTCTAGTAGCCAAATATTAAGGTCTCTTTATGGTGGAGAAACCGCTTCATGGTCATCTGCGGGTGACGGTGCCGCCACCGGGGGCGGCGGCGGTCTTAATGGTGGTAATGGTGCAGGTGCTACAGTTGCAAATGGTCCCGGTGCCAGCGGCACAACAGCAAATCGAAATGGTGGTGCTGGTGGTATTATAATTTTCTATTAATATGGAGTATTTTTAAATGTATGCATTAATTTCAAAAATTGAACCAATTGAAAATGGTTTTAGGATTTGTGATAAATCGAAAGAAAAATTTGAAACTACACAAGATTTTTTTTGGGTAGATTGTTCAGATGATTTAAATATTGATGAAAACTATTATCACAATAACACCTTTAAACCAAAAAAACTTCCAGACTTAGACCTATCACACTTAAATGAATCAAAATAAAAATATATTTGTGTTTAACTGATACAAAACAGGAAATAATAAATGACAACAAAGATTACGCCATCAGTTCTAGAAAATACGACTGTTGTAGCAGCCACACACGGCACTGCGGCCGCAGTACCAGTTATAGTTGTTGATCCACAAGGTAGAATTACTGGTGTCACCAACACTTCTATTAGTATAGGCACAAGTCAAATTGGTAGTGGTACACTGGATGATGCAAGATTGCCTGCACAAGAAACTTTGACTGCTGCAAACTATTATGGTGATGCGGCCAAGACTGTTGCAATTGTTACTGATGCAAAAGGTAGAATTAAATCAGCAGCCAACGTTACAATTGCAATTGCTTCTAGTGCAGTTACTGGATTAGCAACCTCAGCAACCACGGATACTACAAATGCAAGTAACATCAGTTCAGGCACATTAGCTACAGCAAGATTGGCAGATTCTGGTGTTGTTGCAAGAACATATGGTACCGCTTCAAGTGTAAGTCAAGTTGTTGTTGATTCAAAAGGTAGAATTACTGGTATTTCAAACGTTGCAATACAAATTGCAAATACTCAAATCACAAGTTGGCCAACATTTGTAGCCTCAGCAACCACAGATACTACAAATGCTACTAATATCGGTTCAGGTACTTTAAATGCAGCAAGACTTCCAACTTCTGGTGTGTCAGCAGGATCATACGGATCAGCATCAGCAGTTTCTGCAATAGCAGTAGATTCTACAGGTAGAATTACATCCGCAACATCAACTGCCATTTTAATTGGTGCTGGTGCAGTTACTGGATTAGCAGGTGTTGCAACATCTGGAAGATATGATGCATTGTTAGCAAATTCGGGACAACCAACAAACCTTAATCAATTTATTAATGGTCCGGGTTATATAACTTCTGCAAGTGTGCCAACTAACACCAGTCAATTGATAAATGGTGCTGGTTTTATAACTTCTGCAAGTGTGCCAACTAACACCAGTCAATTGAACAATAATTCTGGTTTTATAACTTCTGCGGCTACGGCCGTAGCCGGTATTGGTGATATTCTGGGTTTATATAATAAAAACGGAGTTGGAGGAGATACTGGTACTACTTTTTATCCAATTAATACGGAAGTAGCGGGTTCAAACCTGTTTTATGTGACTGGTGCGGGCCGCACAGCCAATCCACATTATCGAGATGGTAGTTTTTACCATGGCGGTAGTATGGTAACTGAGGAAGTGATTTTTTATGCCACCGGTGGAACTGCTCCATGGAACCTTGGGTATGCAAATGTAGTAACTCTCTCAGGTACATGGCGAGCTTTAAGACCAAATAAATATGCTCAATTATATACTCGCAACAGTGATGAATTTAATAATTTTTATTTTGTTTGCCATATTGGATTATGGCAAAGAATAGCATAAAATAGTTCAAATAAGGAATATTAAAAATGAAAATGGAATATACAAGTGTAAAGAATCCTAAATGGACTTCTAGTGAAAAAACAGCAATAGAATGTGTCGTTAATTTTCAAACTATAGGTGAAATACCTTTCTGTGCATCACCAGACGATAATCACGATCACACCACCGAAATTTACAACCGTTGTGTTGCAGGTGAATTTGGGTCTATTGCTGAATATGTAGAAGTTGAATTCAAGATACCAGAATATGATTCAAATCTATATGACACATATCGTAGAAATGCTTATCCTCCAGTAGAAGTTTATTTGGATGCGATGGTCAAAGGTGACCAGGTTGCCATAGATAAGTATATTGCTGATTGTAAAGCAGTTAAAGCAAAATATCCAAAACCATAAAATTTCGAATTTTTGCGTTCCGGCTCCAGAAATTTCTCCGACAGGACCAAGAATCCGGAAAGCGAATTTACTTTCAGTATAAATACCTCTAAAAGGGGTTAACAATGCCAGCTGGTTACCAAGAATTATTTCTAGAACAAGGTTCAAACTTTAGCACATCCATTTCTTTGGACCAGGCTGATGGTTCACCTTTTGTTTTAACTGGTAGTCAAATTAAAGCTGCCATGAAAAAATCATACTATTCTAGCAGTACAACCGCAAACTTTGTGGTACAAGTTAATGATCCAACAGAAGGTGTTATACTTTTATCTTTACCTTATGCAAACACCGCAAACATTTCTGCTGGTCGTTATGTATATGATGTGCTTATCAAAGATTCTTCAAACACAGTGATACGTGTTTTAGAAGGAGTTGTGAACGTTTTACCTCAAGTTACAGTATTTTAAAGGAATAAAATGGCGACCGTAACTGTTACACAACCAGCAACCATAAAAGTTAGAGTTGAAGGCCAGAAAACTAAAGTGCAGACGTTATCCTATGGTACCAAAACACTTAGGAGTTTAACTGACCTTAGTTTAGTTGGTGCAAACACGGGTGATGTGATTGTATACAACTCGCAAACCAAAACATTTTCTGCAAAAGGCCTTGGTGCCGATACTCCTGTACATGGAAATCTACTGCCAACAACTTCAAGAGCATTTGACCTAGGTAGTAGAACACAAAAATTCCGAAGTCTATTTCTAAGTGGTAACACAATTGACTTGGATGGCACAGTTATCAAAGCTGATGAAACCTCTGGTTCAATATCTTTTGCAGCACGTCCAACCGATGAAAATCCTGATCCAATCGCTATTGTTGTATCTCCGATTGGTGGTTTTGTACCTGTTCAGACTGTTGCTGGTGTAATTCCAGAACAAGCAATTCAGGCCGCAATAGCAAACTCAGTAACGTATTTGGCTTTCCAGGGTGCTGATTCCGGTTTCTTTTAAATGGCAAATACATCAATACAAATTCTCCGTTCATATGCGAACACAGCACCTTCATCATTAGCAGACGGGGAACTTGCATATTCTTTTCTTTCCAACACACTTTTTATTGGAAATACCACAAATCATGTAATACCAATAGCTGGTGGAAATTATGTGGCAAATGTTTTTAGTACAGTTATAGAAAGTACCACTTTTGACGGTGGCACGTTTTAATAAATAGATCATAGGATTTAAATCCAATTAACAACAAGGATAATAATAATGGCAAATACAGCACTAAGAATTAGACGTTCCCTTACCACAGGCATGCCGGGCAGCCTGGTAGCTGGTGAGATAGCATACTCATATGCATCAAATACCATGTTTATTGGATCACCTGCTGGTACAGGTGTTCTTAATATTGGTGGGCAATATTACACCTCAACTATAGATAGTGCAACCAGTTCAAATACTGGAGGCACACTTGTTCAACGTAGTGCATCTGGTAACATTGCTGTTGGCCACGCAAACGTTAGAAGTCTTAGTTTCTCTGACGGCGGTTCATTAAGTACCACTTATTTCTCGGGTAATGCAAACTCTGCAACGCAATTTGAAACCGACAGATTTATTGATATTACTGGTGGTGATATTACTGCTGCTGCACAATTGTATGATGGTACTGCAAATGCAACATTGAGTGCTACACTTAACACTGTTGCTGGTCTAACTGCTGGTACTTATGGTGGAACAACAGTTATACCTATAATTCAAGTAGCTGCAAATGGCCGTGTTATGGTCATTGCCAATTCGTCAACAATTTCAACTGCATTGACTGTTGCAGCTGATTCTGGTACAAACGATGTTGTTAATCTAGCAACCGACACACTTACAATTGCTGGTGGTGCAGGCCTTACATCAACTGTAACAAACAATCAAGTAACTATTGATGTTGACACTACAGTCATTCGTGCAAATACACCAAGTATGAGACAAACCATTGATGGTGACCTTATCATCAGTGGTAACGTATCCATTTTAGGTAACTCTACAGTATACAACGTTGAAACGCTTAGTGTTGAAGACTCATTGATTGCACTTGGTAAAAACAACACATCTGATGCAGTTGATATTGGTTTCTACGGCCACTACAACAATGGTGCAGACCGTCATGCAGGTTTGGTGCGTAATGCTGGTGATGGTTTCTTCTATTTGTTTGACAACTATAACATAGAACCAACAGGTAACGTTATTAACGTTGCAGATGCAAGCTTCCGTCAAGCAAACTTGAAGTCCAACTTAATTGCAGCATATGCTAATACAACTCAAGCAAACGTTGGAACTCTATTTGTTGCCGGCACCGCACAAATTAAATCATTAACACTAACTGATGACTTAACAGTACCTAACGGTGGTACTGGTGCAAGTACATTCACTGCTGGTTCTATTCTTGTTGGTGATGGCACAAACTCATTAAAAGAACTTTCTAATACAACATTTGTTGCAACACAAAGCGGACCAACATCAGGCACACAAAACAATACCATTACATCTGTAACAGTAGATTCATATGGTAGATTCACTGCGGCCACATTCAATCAAATTTCTGGTCTAACAGTTGGTCAAGGTGGTACCGGTAAATCTACCTTCACCACAGGTAAAATTGTTATTGGTAATGGCACAGGTGGTTTGGATGAACTTGCAAACGTTAACTACACATTAACTGGTACATTAGGTGCTGCTAAAGCAATCACTTCACTAACAGTAGATGCTTATGGTCGTGTATCAGCAGCAACAGCTGAAGATATTGCTGGTCTAACTGTTACACAAGGCGGTACCGGTGCATCAACATTAAGTGCAGGTGGTTTGTTAATTGGTAACGGAACAGGTGCAATTTCTACACTTGCTAACGTAACATACACATTGACTGGTACATTAGGTGCAGCCAAGACAATTACATCGTTGACTGTTGATGCATACGGCCGTGTAAGTGCTGCAACTGCGGCTGATATTGCAGGTCTGACTGTTGCACAAGGTGGTACTGGTGCAGCCACATTCACTTCAAAAGGTATCGTTTACGGTGATGGCACAAATGCACTAGCAGTTACCGCTGCTGCAGGCACATCAGATCAAACATGGTCTAATCAGATTCTTACAACAACAGATGCAGGTGTACCAGTTTGGTCATCCACAATAGATGGAGGACAATTCTAAAGGCTGACTATATAATGTAATAGATTTTTTTATGATAGGAGTTTGAAATGGCAAATGAGAAGTATTTAAATTATTATATTGAGACAATGACAAGCACATTAACAGATTGTGTGGTTCGAAATATCTCAATGCAAGCAAATGCAAAAATAACTGATGAGGTTGTTAAAGAACAGACTGAGAAAATTGATAATTTAAAGTTGATGAATAGTGAACTACAATCTATGATTGTGGAACTAAAAGATACCAATGCATCAAATGAAAGTACAGCTGTTCTAGAACTGAAAAATACATTGTTAGAAAGTGAAAAACTTATAACAAAATTAAATAACGATGTTAATGAATTAAGTAACAAACATCGTGCCGAAATTGATGTATTGACAAGTAAGTTTCGTGATTATGATAGTGTTAAGAATCAAGCTGGTCATGTGGAAACATTTAAAGGTGAATTGATTAGAGCAAGAGAAGAGGTTAATCAGGTTCGTTCAGAACTTGAGAATAAAATCAATTCTCTTACATCTGAAAATACTGGAAAAATTAATGCTTTAATTGAACAAAATGATAGAACAGTTAAAGAATTGATTCAAAAACACGAAACTGAAAAGAGTGAATACAACAACAAGATAGATGAATTAATTGCTAAGATTGATTACTTACAACTACCTCCTGCCAAAAGAAAAAAAATTGATGAGCTAAATAAAGAAGTGATACCAACAACAACCCTACCAGGTTTAAGTGGTATTGATGGCCCAATCAAGGATGGCGGAACGTTCTAAGTAAATGTCAAATACAGCAATACGATTAAAAAAATCAGGCGTCACAGGAAACACACCAACAGGCCTAGCCAATGGTGAGTTGGCGCTTAACTTTGCCGATGGTAAGCTGTATTACAAAAACAGTCTTGGTGGAACATCATACATTTCCAACCAATTCTCTTTCGATACAATCAATGCCAATAGTTCTTTAATATTGGCCACAAGTGGTTCGGACACACTGTCTTTTATTGCTGGTAATAATATAACCATCAGTACAAATACAACCACAAAAACAATCACAATCAATGCATCAGTTGCTGGCGGCAGTGATCCTGGACCTGCATTTGATAGAGCTAATGCGGCATTTAGTCATGCCAATGCGGCATATAATACAGCAAATACTGGTGGTGATCCTTGGGTCAGAACACAAGCCAATAATGCATATGATACAGCCAATTCTTCTGGTTCTTTTGCTAATGGTGCTTTCCTAAAGGCCAATTCGGCATATGCATCACAAAACATCACAGCGGTGTTTGCTAATGCAGCTTTCATTCATGCCAATGCTGCCTTTGATAAGGCCAACACAGGCACGACCGCACTTGATGTAAATGCCGACATTGTTGCTTTCACTATCGCATTTAGTTGATGAAATAAATAGAGTATAAGGAAATTTAAATGGCAAATACTTTCAAAAATCAACTACAAGCAGCAGTCGGAACTTCACCAGTCACCATCTACACTGCTGGTGCAGGCGTATCCACCACAGTTATTGGTATGACTATTGCAAACATATTGAACACATCAATAACTGCAAATGTTATAGTAACTTCTAGTGCATCAGATTATTATATGGTTAAGATGGCCACAATTGATCCAGGTAATTCTTTAATCACCATTGGTGGTGAACAAAAATTAGTATTGGAAGCTGGTGATATACTTAAAGTTTCTACCAGCAATGCATCAGCAGCAGACGTTATTGTAAGTTTATTAGAAATAACGTAATATGCAATTTAATTACATTGGCAATCAAGGAAGTAAGGATGTAAGGTTAGCCAGTTCATTTGCCAATGGTGCATTTGTAACTGCTAATTCAGCTGGTTCATTTGCTAACGGAGCTTTTGATGCAGCTAATACGGCTGATGGTAAAGCCGTTAGTTCGGGTTCTTTTGCTAATGGTGCCTTTGATAGAGCTAACGCTGCATACAATGCAGCTAATACTGCCACAGATTCATGGGTGAGAAATCAGGCTAACAATGCTTATGATACTGCTAATTCAGCTGGTTCATTTGCTAACGGAGCTTTTGTAACAGCCAACTCTGGTGCATCTTTTGCTAATGGTGCTTTCACCAAGGCCAATTCTGCAAATGTGTTGGCGCAGGCAGCATTCGATGTTGCCAATTCGGCAGCCAGTTTTGCTAATGGTGCATTTACCACAGCAAACTTAAAATTTAATACATCTGGTGGTACAATTTCTGGTGATGTTTCTATTACCGGTAACCTAAGTGTATTAGGTAATACATTTAGTACCAGTGCAACTCAAATTGTTGCTAACGATACCCTAATAATTCTAGGCACAGGCAACTATTCTGGTGACATTTTAGATATTGGTTTTGCGGCACACTATAATAATGGTATCAACGCACATACTGGATTGATAAGAGATTCGGGCACCAAAGAATGGCAACTGTTTGAAGAATATACTCCAGAAGTTGGTTCAAACAACAACATCAACATTGCGGATGCATCATTCAAACTTGCCACTCTAAATGCAAATGTAAAATCAACAACTATATTGATAAAAAATATAGATGTATTGCCTTATATAAACAATGCATATGCAGCTGCCAATTCTGGTGCATCATTTGCTAATGGTGCTTTCGTAGCAGCCAACTCGGCAGCCAGTTTCGCCAACGGATCATTCACAACAGCCAACTCAGCTGCAATATTTGCCAATGCAGCATTTGTAACAGCTAACTCATCAGCTAGTTTTGCTAACGGTGCTTTTATAACGGCCAACGCATCTTACAATTCACAAAATACAACAGCAGGATTTGCTAATGGTGCTTTTGTAACTGCCAATTCTGGTGCATCGTTCGCTAATGGTGCTTTTGACCGTGCAAATGCTGCGTACAGTGCTGCAAACACAGGTTCTATTGATTCATGGGTAAGAACTCAGGCTAACAATGCATATGACACTGCTAATTCGGCTGGTTCATTTGCAAATGGTGCTTTCTCTCAAGCCAATTTGGCATACAATGCAATTATCACCAGTAGTAACACTGCATCATTATATTATTTAACAAGAACATTTGCTGGTGATGGTAGTACCACCACATTTACAGTAACAGCAAACACCACATCAAATAGCATTCTTGTTTTTGATAATGGTATTACACAAAATCCAATAGTTGATTATAGTGTAAGTGGTACAACATTAACTTTCACAACGGCACCAAGTAGTGGGTCGGTAATACAAGTTCGTGAAATGTTGAGTAACGTACCAGTAGTTACAGACAACTCAAACTCAGCATTTGATAGAGCCAATGCGGCTTTTGCTGCAGCTAATACTGCCACAGATCCATGGGTAAGAACACAAGCTAATAATGCTTATGACACTGCTAATTCAGCTGGTTCATTTGCCAACGGAGCTTTTGTAACTGCAAACTCTAATTCAAGTTTTGCCAATGGTGCTTTCGATAGAGCTAATGCATCATATGGCGTAGCAAATTCTGGTTCATCATTTGCTAATGGTGCTTTTACTACTGCCAATTCTGGTGCAACATTTGCCAATGCAGCCTTTGATAAAGCCAACTCAGCAGCTAGCTTTGCTAACAGTGCTTTTATAACTGCTAATGCATCCTATGCATCACAAAACACTACGGCTGGTTTTGCCAATTCGGCATATGCTCACGCTAATGCAGCTTACTTAGCAGCAAACACAAGTGGCGGTGCTGACACTTATGCCAGAGATACAGCTAACGCATCTTTCTTACAGGCTAATTCGGCAGCTAGCTTTGCTAATGGTGCCTTTACAACAGCCAATGCATCATTTACAAAAGCAAATACAGTTACAATATATACAGCATCGTCTACTGCGCCATCATCACCAAAACCTGGAGACCATTGGTATTTAACTACAACAGATATTCTTTATGAATATATAAATGATGGCACAAGCAATAATTGGGTAGATATAACTTCACCAACAATTTCAAACGGTACAACTAGCAGTGCATCCACAGAAACAATTAGTCCATTCTTGTTAATGGGTGCATAAGGAACGGAATAAAAATGGCACACTTTGCACAAATAGATGAAAACAATATTGTAAAACAAGTTCTAGTAATAGAACAAGATGTTATTGACACAGGACTTTTTGGTGATCCAAATAGTTTCGTACAAACAAGTTACAATACAGTTGGAGGTGTACATCGATTGGGTGGAATACCATTGAGAAAAAATTATGCTGGTATAGGATTCATATATGATTCAGTTCGTGATGCGTTCATACCACCAAAACCTTTTGACAGTTGGACGTTAAATGAAAATACATGCCAATGGGAAGCACCGACTGAATATCCAACAGACGGCAAATCTTACGGTTGGGACGAAAAAACAATTTCTTGGATAGAAATGGCGGAATAATAAAAATGGCAACAGCATACAAAGTTTTAGGTCAATCAAATCCAGCAGCAAACACAGCAACAACTCTTTATACTGTACCTGCGGCAACAAGTACAATTATTTCCACACTTTCTATTTGCAATCAGTCTGCAACTGGTGGCACAGTTAAAGTGGCTATTCGTCCAGCAGGAGCAACATTGGCTACACAACACTATTTGGCATTTGACACACCTGTACCAGCAAATGATATGTTATCATTGACACTTGGTTTAACTTTAGCAGCAACTGATGTTGTCACAGTAAATGCAAGTAGTGCATTAATAAGTTTTCATGCTTATGGTAGTGAGATAACATAATATGGCAATCAAAACTTTATCCAAAAGTAAAATATCCATCAAGAATACTACTTTAAGTAGTGAATTTATAATAGCAGATATATTATTAGTTGGATCAGGAGCAGGTGGAGCCTGCGGCTTCGGTGGCAGTGGTGGTGGAGGTGTTGTTTATAATGAAAATTTTAAATTAAATAGAAATATAGTATATACAATAACTGTCGTTGGTGGCGGTGCAAGTAACGGTGGTCAGACAGTCACTCAGGGTGGCTGGGGAGGTAGTTCAAAAATAACAGCAACAAATATGAATATAACTGCCATCGGTGGTGGTCCTGGGTCTGGCACCCCGCAAGCGACATTACCAGGATGGCCAGGATCCGGCGGGTGTGGCGGAGGTATGGGTGGTTCTACATTACAAATAACTCAAATAGGTTATGGGTTTCAAGGTGGAAATGGTGCCAACGGTGGAACTCCAAACAGCGCTGGCGGTGGCGGTGGTGCTGGTGGTAATGGTCTGAGTGCAACAAGCACTGCTATAAGTGGAAACGGTGGTCCCGGCATAGAAAACAGCATACTAGGTCCAAGTTATTATTGGGGTGGCGGTGGCGGCGCTAGCAGTGTGGGCACCTCCGGTGCGACAGGTGGCAACGGCGGCATTGGTGGTGGAGGAGGTGGTGCAGCCACTGGTACATCTTCGATAGCGGGAACTGGTGGAGGTAGTGCATTAAATAGTGGAAGTAATGGTACAGCGGGTGCATCAAATCCACAAACGGGTGGTAATGGAGGTACTAATACGGGTGGTGGCGCAGGATCAGGCGGCAGCTCAAGTATCGGAGGAGGTATAGGTGGTAACGGTGGTTCAGGTATTGCAGTCATCAAGTACCCAACCGGTTACGCAGCAGCCACAACAACAGGTACAGTTACATATTCAATACTATCTGGTTTTAGAATATATACCTTTACAGGTTCAGGAACAATTAAATTTAATTAAAAATGGCATTTCCAATATCACCAACCAATGGCCAAACGGCCACAGTAAACGGTATAACATATACCTACAGTGACACTTATGGCACATGGACAAGGTTGCGTACGGATGCTAACGTAATAACATCTTTGGCGAACGCAGCATTTGATAGAGCCAATGCGGCCTATAATGCTGCAAATACTGCCACAGATCCATGGGTAAGAACACAAGCTAATAATGCATATGATAAAGCCAATTCAGGTGCAACATTTGCTAATGGTGCTTTTGTAACTGCTAATGCGGCATTTACATCACAAAATACAACAGCTGATTTTGCCAACGGTGCATTTGTAGCAGCCAACTCTGGTGCAACATTTGCAAATGCAGCTTTCTTAACAGCCAACTCAGCAGCCAGTTTTGCTAACGGTGCATTTACAACAGCCAATCTGAAATTTAATTCTTCTGGTGGTACAATTTCTGGTGATGTTAATATTACAGGCAATCTTTCCATAACAGGAAACACATTCAGCACCAGTGCCACACAGATTGTTGCTAATGATACTCTGTTCATCATGGGTACCGGAAACTATTCAGGTGATGTACTTGATATTGGTTTTGCGGCACACTATAATAATGGTACCAATGCACACACAGGTTTGATACGTGATGCTGGTACCAAAGAATGGCAGTTGTTTGAAGAATATACTCCAGAAGTTGGTTCAAACAATAACATCATTATAACAGATGGTTCATTTAAGATTGCAACATTAAATGCAAATCTAAAATCTACATCAATTACAATCAAGGGCATAGATTTATTGCCATATGTGAATAATGCTTTTGATAAGGCAAATTCTGGTGCATCGTTTGCTAATGGTGCTTTTGATGCAGCCAACTCTGCGGCATCTTTTGCTAATGGTGCTTTTACTCAAGCTAATTCAAATTATACAAGTGCTGTTACTAAGCTGGCAGTTACAACTCCTGGAATGTACTATAGTATTGACCAATATTCAGGAAATAATCCAACAATTTATATTCGTGCTGGTGAAACAATTGCATTTGATCTTGATGTTTCTGGCCATCCATTTATGGTTCGGGTGTCATCAGGAGGATCTAATTACAACACGGGTCTAACTCATATAGATACAGACGGAACATTAACCACAGGATCTTCAGCTCAAGGACAAGTCACCGGAACTTTATATTGGAAAGTTCCTTACGATATCGTTGGTTCAACGTATGTGTATCAATGTTC